CCCAGACCCCCATTTCCAAAACGCGCGACCAGGGCCTAACCTCCCCGGCGACGCGCGCGATCGGCGGATGCGCGCTGCCCTTATCTAAGGGCATTAAACCGGCGCGCGGCCCCGGCCAGTGTGCCGGCCGCATGCAGACCGTCCGCTATTACAACTCATTGCCGGTGAGCCAGCCGGGCCAGGTGCCCGACTGGATCGAGCTGGTGCCGGCCGGTCCGTTCAAGGGTGTGGACGGCCGCGGGCCGTGGATCATCAAGAATTCCGCCGCGGTGATCGCGCGCAGCATGGCCGACGGCAAGCTGCCGCTGGACGAGAACCACAGCACCGATCTTGCCGCGCCAGAAGGGCTGCCCAGCCCGGCGCGCGGCTGGATCGTGGAGATGGAAGAGCGGAACGGCGCCATCTGGGGCCGCGTCGATTGGAACGAAAGCGGCAAGCAGCTGATGATCGATCGCGCCTATCGCGGCATCAGCCCGGTTTTCACGCGCGATCCCAACACCGGCGAAATCAACCAGGTGCTGCGCGCCTCGCTGAACAATACGCCCAACATCGCGGCGTTGCATTCGCTGCACTCACAACAGGAGAACCCGTTGGACCCGAAAGAATTGCGGGCGATCTTCGGCTTGCCGGAGACCGCCGATGACGCGGCCGTGCTGAACGCGGCCCGCGAGGCGCGCGCCGCGCAGGTCGCGCTGCCGCAGCATATCGCGGCGATCGCGAACGCCGCCGGCCTTACCGCGACCGATCCGACCGTGCTGGTGACCGAGTTGCAGACGGCGCGCGCCGCGGCGGGCAACACGGGCGAGTTGGCCGGCAAGGTGGTTCGGCTCGAAACCGAGCTGAACACAGTGCGCGCCGACCGCGCCCGCGAGAAGGCGGTCTCCTTCGTCGATGGCGCGATCACGGCCGGCAAGCCGATCGCATCGCTGCGCGACCATTATATCACCCGACACATCGCCGATGCCGCCGCGGTCGAAAGGGAAATCGGCGCGCTGGTCAGCATCAATGTCGGCGGCATGCCGGCAGGCCACCGCAATTCCGACGACGCCGGCGGCGACGACGCCACCGAAATGGAAAGCGCGATCGCCACCACGATGGGCCTCGACCCGAAGAAACTCGCAGCCGCGCGCAAGGCCCGAGAGGCCAACAGCGCCAACAAGGGAGCACGCTGACGTGGCACTGACCGCAGGCGTCAAGGTCGATCGCCGTGGGCCGCCGGCCGGCGGTTCCTATGGCTACCAGGTTCTGGCCGGCGAACAGATCTGGCGCGGCGGCATCGTCGCGCTGAACAGCGCCGGCACGCTGCAGCGCGTGCAGACGTCCGGTTCGGTCGTGATCGTTGGCATCGCGACGCAGGACTACAGCAACGTCGGCAACGCCTCGGCGAGCCCTGACTACGTCGTGGTGGAGCGCGGGCGCTGGCAGTTCCAGGTGCCGAGCGCGACGCCCTCGAACATCGGGGCCAGCGTCTACGCCACCGACGACAATACCACGACGCTGTCTTCCGGCAGCGGCGCGAACCTCCTGATGGGCACGTTGGATGGGATCGACAAGGGTCTCTACTACGTGCGCGTCAGCGGCACTTAAGGAAACCAGAGCGCCATGCCGCAGATCATCACGTTTCCGTTCCTGGCGTCGATCAATGACGCCGTCAGCCTCGCGTTCAATACGCAGTTCTCCGCCGCCGACAGCCGCTACAAGAAGTTCAGCTTCGAGGGCCCCAGCACCGGTGCGGCGACGATCTATCCGCGCCTTGACTTGCTGCCCGGGATGCGCGAATGGCTCGGCGATCGCGTGGTGCACGCGCTGTCGGTCAGCGTCTTCCAGATCACCAACAAGACGTTCGAGAACACGATCAGCGTGCAGCGGCCGCAGCTGGAGGACGATCTCTACGGCATCCTGGGTCCGGCCGCGCAGCAGCTGGGCCAGACGGCCGGCGAGCTGCCGGACCTGCTGATCGCCAGCCTGATGAAGAACGGCCACACGTCGATCACCTATGACGGGCAGAACTTCTTCGACACGGCGCACCCGAACCCGAACGCCGACGGCAGCGCCGGCACGATCGCGAACTATCAGGCTGGCTCGGGCTCGCCGTGGTTCCTGATCGATACGCGCAAGACCTGGAGGCCGTTCATCTACCAGATGCGCCGGCCGTACCAGATGATCCCGAAATTCTCGATGACGGACCCGCAGGTTTTCTGGAACCAGGAATTCGAGTGGGGCGTCGATGGCCGCAGCAACGCCGGCTACGGCCTTTGGCAGACCGCGTTCATGAGCCTCGGCGCGCTCAGTGTTGCCAACATCACGGCGGCACGCACGGCGATGGCCAGCATCCGCCGGCCGAACGGCACGCCGATGGGGATCAAGCCGAACCTGCTGGTGTGCGGCACGAGCCTCTACCCCGACGCGCTGGCGCTGGCGACCAACGAGTTCATTCCGATCGACAGCAATACCGGCGCCACCACGCTCGGGCCGAACCCGCTGCGCGGCATGTTCGAAGCCTACGAAGACGAGTGGCTGAACTAGTCGCCTGAAAGGTTCGCGTATGCGCCTGGTGATCACCTGTGCCCGCCCCGGATTGATCCGGGGCGGGGTGCGTCATCCGAAATCGGCGGAGCATTTGCTGCGCGATTTCTCGCCCGACCAGCTGCGCGAAATGCTGTCCGAGCCGGAGCTCGCGCTGACGCTCGGCCGCCCGCTGACTTTCGCCGACGTGGCGGCCATCGAGGCCGGCACGTTCGGCGCCACCGATGCAGCCCCGAACGACCAGGGAACGGGTGCCGACGCCGGCGAGGGTAAGCCGGCTGTCAGGCCCATGTGGCCAAATTTGTTAGAGGGAACGGGTGCCGACGCCGGCGAGGGTAAGCCGGCGTCGGCCAAGGCTTCCGGCGCGCGCAAGGGCCGCGCCTGATGGCCTACGCCGCGGTCAGCGACATGATTGCCTTGTGGGGCAATAACGAACTGATCCGGCTGACCACGCCGGACGGCGAGCCGCTGACCACGATCAATACGGCCACGGCCACGCTGGCGCTGCTCAATGCCAGCCAGAAAATCGATACGTATTTGCGCAAGCGATACCTGGTGCCGGTGACGTTGACGGAGAATTTGCCGGAGCTCAGCAACGCCTGCTGCATCATGGCGCGCTACCAGCTTTCGTTCGGCGAAGGCCGCGAACCGACCGAGCAGATGCGGCTCGCCAACAAGGAAATCGTCACCTGGCTGGAGGGCGTGCGCGACGGCATCAACGTGCTCGACGGCGCGATCCCGACCGGCGACGAAAGCTACGCGATGATGCAGGATCGCGGCTTCACCACATTCCAGGATGACGGCGACGCAACCGGCGCCAACACCGGCGCGGCGTGCAACGGCGACGACATTCCGGTCACCGATCAGAGCTTTTGGAGCAATCCGTGAGCGGCCTGATCACGCAACCGCTGGCGGATGGCGGGCCGATTTCCTGGATGGCGCAGGCGCTGCAGGCGCGGCTGCAATGCGCGTTCTCGCCGAAATATTTCAACTTCCACTTCATGCCAGCGAAGCCCGACAAGGTCTGGTTTCAGAAATTCGTGACGCGGTATCCCGCGGTGCTGCTCGGCTGGACCGGCGTCACCGGCGACAAGGATGACGGCGGCATTTTCGAGGGCATCGCGCACTGGACGGTGGCGCTCGCCACGCGGAATTCCAGCAGCGTGCTGGCGCGTTACATGGGCGATAATCTGGCGCCGGGCCTGTTTCCGATGGCGCGCATCGCGACCGTCACCCTGCATGGTTACCTGATCGATCCGCCGGATATGCCGTGGTCGGCAAGCGGTTCGACGATCGTGAACGCGCTCGGCAACATCTACAATGAGGACTGGGGCGACCAGGATACGGCGGTCTGCGCCCTGGATGTCACCGTGCGGTACAGGGAGGCGCTGCCTCCCGGCCTGGAGCAGCTGCCTTCGAACGCGCTGCTGGAAACCGCGATCACCTGGAATTTCGGGCAGCAGCCTCCGCTGCTGACCGACGACGCCGGACCTGGAGCCACTTGATGCCAAACCGTGTCACGGTCTGGGTAGCCGCCGGCTGCCTGGTGAAACTGCCCGACGGCCGGCGCCTGTCGCCGACCGGCGGCGGCCGGAAATTCCAGTGCCCGCCGGAAGGGGTGGATATTCCCCGGACCAATTACGTCCAGCGCCGCATCGATTGCGGCGACCTGGTCACCGAGCAGCCCGAATGGGCCAAGGCGCTGGCGGCCGATCTCGCCGCGAAGGCGGCCGACGAAGCGGCAAAGAGGGCGGATCAAGCGGCCAAGGATGCCGGGAAGCCTGGCAAATCCCCGCAGCCGCCCGCCCCACAAGCCGCGCAGAACTGAGGGTAGAGAAAAATGAGCTTCAGTCTGAACGACAATCCGCTTCCGTTCACGATCGACTTCAACGAAATTCCGCCCGCCGGCGATTTGCTGGTGCCGGGCGACTATGTCGAGATCGCGGCGGATTATTCCAATGTCGGCCTGCTGACCTTCCCGACGCGGCTGCTGGCGATCGGCCAGATGATCGGCTCCGGCATGGGCGCCGGCAGCGCGACGCCGGGGCAAATCTACCAGATCTTCCGCAATGATCAGGGCGTCGCCCTGTTTGGCGCCGGATCGATGCTGGCGGACCTGGTCGACTATATCTTGGCCAGCAACCCGGCCCTGCCGCTCGATGCCGTCGGCATGCTGCCGGCGAGCGGCGGCACCGCGGCCACCGGCACGATCACCTTTTCCGGCGCCGCGACGATCGCGGCACAGCAGGCGATCGGCGTCGCCGGTTTCCGTATCACCTGGACGGTGCAGCCGACCGACAGTCCGACCAACATGGCCGCCGACTTTATCGCGGCGGCGCAGGGCCTGTTCGACGCGCGGGATTTGCCGGTCAGTTTCAGCGCCGCCGCCGGCGTGGTCACCGTCACGGCCGCCTGGCACGGCCTAAGCGGCAACGAAATCGACATCCGCATCAATCCGGCGCGCGCCGACCAGACCGTTCCGGGCGTGGATATCGCCATCGTGGGCATGAGCGGCGGCGCCGGCGTGCCGAGCATCGCCAGCATTATCTCCGAAATCGGCACGACCTGGTACACCGATATCGGCATCGGCTTCACCGATCCCACTTCGCTTGCGGCCATCCAGACGGCGCTGCTGGAGCGCTACACGGCGATGCAGAACGTCGACAGCACCTGCTACGCGACGTGGATCGGCAGCCAGGGCACGCTGGCCAGCGACATCGACGGCATCAACTGCCAGTTCCTGGTGGTGATGGGCGTCACCAACCCGCAGGATCCGAGCTGGCGCTGGACCGGCGCGCTGACCGGCGTCGCGGCGGCGGCGTTCAATGCCGATCCGGCGCGGCAGCTGCGCGGCCTCGTGCTGCCGAACATCATCGCGCCGGCGCCGAACGCGCAGATGCAGGAACCGGAACAGCAGGCGCTGCTGGCCGAGGGCATTTCGACGTTCG